GGCGGCCGTTCAACACAGTCAAGCCGCTGTCAATCCGTATCGACGGCAACAAGTGGTGCGTCCTGTACGGAGACAACTTGCAGGACGGCGTGGCCGGGTTCGGCGACTCGCCCGAGTTGGCGTCGTGGGACTTCGATAGGGCGTGGTGTGCGAAGCTGTCAGATCGAGAAAGCGAGGCCGAGGATGAGTGAGCGAGACATTGTGGAGCGGCTTACCGATGCCGCCGAAGACCCGATCGTGTGCGGCGTGGACATGGGTCGCACTGGCCCGTGCAACAAGGGGGGTCTGCTGGACGAAGCCGCCACCACCATCGCCGCCCTCCGCGAGCAGGTGGCGACGGCCGAAAGCGACTCCAAACTCCACGCCGCCAATACCGAGTTCGAGCGGAACCGGGGCGTCGAGTGGTGGGACAAGTGCCGAGCATCCGAAGCCCGCGCCACCGCCGCCGAGGCCCGCGTGGCGGAGTTGGAGGAGGCGTTGGAACACATCGCCGACGAGGCTGACAAGGGCGGCGGAAGTTGGGAAGGCAATCAGGCCCGCAAGGTCCTCGCTGGCGGGGAGGGTGGGTGATGTGGATGTTCTGGATCGGATACGCAGCCGGGATCGGAACCATCTTCGCCATCGGGGAACTCGGCACCCTCTACGGCAAACTCAGGAGCCGCGACAAGGCCCGGTAATAAGCGGTATGTACAACTCACCCCGGAGGTGCAAGTGGAAGCACACCGTCTGGTAGCCACAGGGCAACAAGCGCGCCGGAGCAGGAGCCTCCCAATGGGGCATGGCCATGTCTCGGGACAGAACTGCTTTGCTGTGGTGGATGACGGAGGTTGCAGGTTCGAGTCCTGCCTGGGGCATTATTGACCCAACCCAAATCAATACTCACCGATAGGAGCGAACATGAGAACGATTGAAACCATCCTGCGTGACATTGTGACGCGGCTCAACGCTGAACGTGCAATGCAGATCGACTACCAAGACCTGATCGACGAGTTGGGCGACCCCGCCCCCACCCCGACAAGCGGCAGCGGGTTGAGCGATGAGGAGTTGAAGGACTTGTGGCGCAAACTGCCGCTTGACGCGGGATGGGTCAAGTCCCTCCGCGCCGTCGCCGACGCCGCAGCCGACGCGGCGAGAAAGGGGAAGGCGTGAAGAACGGTCGTCCACTCACAGTCGCATTCGGCGGCGGGACCAACAGCACCGCCATGCTGATCGGCATGGCAGACCGGGGCATCGTCCCCGGACTCATCACCTTCGCAGACACCGGAGGCGAGAAGCCGGACACCTACGAGCATGTGGAGGCGATGCAGTCGTGGCTCGCGGCCCGAGGGATGCCGCCGATCCTCGTGGTCCAGAACGACGGCAAGTATGGCACGCTGGAGCGCGAGTGCATGGAGACCGGCAATCTGCCGAGCCTCGCCTACGGGTGGAAGTCGTGCAGCGACAAGTACAAGCGGAGGCCGCAAGAAAAGGCCGTGAAGGAGTGGAAGCCAGCGACGGATGCCTGGGCACGCGGCGAGAAGGTGGTTCGGGCCGTGGGGTTTGGTGCAGAAGAACCGCACCGGGCAGCGAGAGCAGACGGCGACGACAAATATGAGAACTGGTATCCGCTGATTGAGTGGGGCTGGGATCGGGAGGCGTGCATAGACGCCATCGCCTCCGCTGGCATGAAGCAGCCCGGAAAGTCCGCGTGCTTCTACTGCCCGGCGAGCAAGAAGGAAGAAGTCCTGCGGCTCAAGGACGAACACCCGGAGTTGTTCGCCGTCGCCTTGACGATCGAGCGGAACGCCGCAGAGAACCTGGACCACATCAAGGGGCTCGGGCGGCACTGGTCGTGGGAGCAACTGGCGAAGGCCGACGGCGAGCAGATGCGGCTTTGGGCCGACCCGCCGCCGATCGCGTGCGGGTGCATGGATGGTGATGACGACGACTAGCCGCCGCAGCCGACGCGGCGAGAAAGGAAAGAGCATGAGCAGTGTGATTAAGAAGGCGGAGGCGTGGCTTACCAAGACGCGACACATGCCGCACGGCAAGGACGTGTGGGAGTCGGGTGTTGCAGCCGAGGTTGTCACCGACCTCCTCGCCATCGTCCGCAAGCTGCCGGTCACGGCGGATGGGGTGGTGGTGGTGCCGGGGATGAACCTATACGCCGCAAATGTGGACTACGACTTCGGGGTTCTGGCGGTCATGGATGATCCCGACAACTACGAGGTGAAGTGCCGCGACACGCGAGGGGTTGAGTTCTCAATGTCTGCGTGTGACTGCTACTCCACCCGCGCCGCCTCCGAAGCCGCTCGGGAGGCCAGCAAGTGACCCACCCAACCACCAAAGCGCAGGCCGAGAAGGTGCGGTACGGGGCGTGGGGAGGATGCCCGGAAGGCGTCAAGTACAACCCCGGCCAGTGTGCGGCGTCTGTCACCCCGAACGACAGGTTCTCGGTATCCCACCAGTGCTACAGAAAGCCGGGGCACGGGCCGGGCGGGCTGTACTGTGCCCAGCACGACCCGGACGCGATACGCAAGCGTCAAGCGGAGTCGTCTGCAAGGTACGACCGCGAGATGCAGGCAAGGATCGAACGCTCGAATGACGCCGACGTTGGCGAGGCGTTGCGTAGCCGCGACCCGGACCTCTACGCGAAACTTCTCAAGATGACGGAGGCCAGCAAGTGACCCACTCACGCAACAAGGGCACGAGGGGGGAACGTGCCGCAGCCGCCTACCTCACCAGCATCGGCTTCCCCTGCAAGCGGATGGGACGCAACGGCTACAGCGACGCTGACCTCAAGGGGTTGGAGGAGTGCCTGCCCAATGTGCATGTCGAAGTCAAGTTCGGCGTGCAGGGGTTGGACATGCACACGTCGAGCTTGAGGGCGGCGTGGGAGCAGGCGGCGGCGCAGGTCATGTCGATGGGCGTGATGGCAGATCACGAGGTCGCAACCGTCCTCTGGAAGCCCACCCGCCGACCCTGGCGTCTGACCTACATGGGCACCCACGGACTCGAACATGTCACCGGCGACGATTGCATTGCCGGGAAACTGAGGGAACTCAACGGCCGGTAGGCTGGAAGGATGGAAGTGTGAGCATTGAACTCCCAAGCGTGTCGATCACGGACGAGCACCTCGGAGTCGTGGTGAAGGTGGTTGACGAGGGGCCGATCGTCCGGGTGGCGTACACCCACAAGCCCGACACGTTCGTCGATTTCCAATGGTGCGACCGAATGCGGTCAATCCTCGACGCGGTGTGTGTGGCGGATCGGAAGATGGCGGAAGTGGATGAACTCAACGGCCGGTAGCGGCGGAGGTGGATGATGGCGAGGGCAGAACCGAGAGGGCTGGAAGTCGAGTTCATGCGGCGGCTCTATAGGGGCGTGGAACTCAGGCCAGCAGACAGACCAGAGGATCGGGCGAGGCAGTGGCTCAGGCGGGAGGGATTCGTGGTGTACTCGCCGAAGGGCAAGTGCTGGATGTTGATGAATAAGGGAATCGCGTGGTGTCGGAAGCAGTACCCCGACCACCCACCCACCCCCTAAACTCCCAACGGGTCAGGGCCGGTGTGCGCGCAATGCCTGCTCTGAGGGGGGCGTAGAGGTTTGTAGCCACGACGGCAGGCACGGCGTGGGCTCTGACGGTTCTCGGATGCTTGTGGTCACCACCGCTGGGCATCCCCGTGAGAGCGGCCCGGTTAGCAGGTCGGGCTCCGCTGCCACGGTCCCGCAGGATGGCCGGGTGGCAGGCCGGGGTGTTCGGATTGATGTAGGGTAGACCGGCACGACGCCGGGGAAAGGGTTGAGGATGGCGACAATGACTGACACGACCGCGATGCGTGACGAGCTGGCGAGGGTGTGCGGGTGGACGATCCACTCCGATCGGATAATCCAGTTCGGGTTGGACTGTGTGGTCAAAAAGTATTCCAAATCTGACACGGCTGCGTCACAATGCCACCCCTTCCCCGACTCCGACCTCAACGCCCTCGCGGCGGTGTGGCCGGACGATGACCCCGTGAGCGTGTACCGCAGGCGACACGGCGACGGGTGGCGGTGGTCCGCGTGTGCCGACAACCGCTCCCACACCATCAACCACCAAGACGGCGACACCGAGTACGCCGCCCGCCTCGCCCTGACGCTCGCGGTGCTGAAGGCGGGGGAGCCCGACCATGCCTGACCTCACCCCCCAAGCCCTCCACGCCCTCTCGCTCCGTGTGCCGGTGGAGGCGAGGCCGGAATGGGTGATACTCCGCTGCGGCAGGTGGTGGGCCGACATCTACGACGAAGAGTCCCACTTCATCAGGAACAATCCGTGTTCCCTCGCCCACGCCATCCTCCTCCATGAAGCGGCGGCGATGCGGTGGCTGGCTGGGGGCGGATACATTCCGCTCGTTGACCACGAATACGACGACTGCGAGAGGGCTGATGTGTGGTCGGTCGCAGTCAACGAACAGCCAAGCTTCACGCCGGGCGTGGACCCCAAGACCTTGTACACCGGCCCCACCCCCTACGAAGCCCTCGTCGCGGCGATCGAGGGGTTAGCGACACCCCCCGCAGTTGACGCGGGGTAGGGGTGTGGTAAGCTAAGGAAGCGGCTCGGTTCAGGCCCGGGCAGTTGACACCGCTCCCTCCCGCAAACGCGGGGCGGAGCGTTTCAGGCGGTAGCTCAAGTAGAGCAGCGGGCTTGCAGTCCCCCGCAGGTTGCCGGTGAGAATCCTGCCCGCCTGTTTACCACCCCAGCCCCCAACCGGGCTGGCCGCTCGTGCCCCGTGAATGGGGTACGATGCTCTTAGACCGGCAGGCGGGTCCGCACGGAGGCGGACTTGCTCGCGGTCTCATCCTCACATCCTGAACAGCACATCACAGGCAGCGGCCCCGCTGTCGGTCTCGCCGCATGCGCTCAACCCGGCGCGTGCGGTGTTCCGTCTCTCTCCTCCGGACCCGTCGCCCCCCAAGGTGGCGGGTCTTTTCATGGACTGAAAGCACACCCGGCCTGACGGCTGGGGTGGCGGCGTGGCCGCAGAGGTGACCTGATGGGTGAAGCACTGATGTTCGTTGGCGGTCCGTTCCACGGCCGCATTGTGGACACCGAGACCGCTCGTGTCATGCGGATGCCAACGCAGAACGGCGGCACTGTGGAATATCGGCTCCGCGAGTTTGGGGCCGTCGCCGGGAGTGTCCGGCTCCGGGGCGAGGCACTGGTGTGGAGCGAGTTGGACGAGAAAGAGGGCTGGAAGATGTCCCTTCGCGCCATCGCCGATGAGTTGTGCGGCACATCTCAGGAGGTCACCGCGTGAAATGGCGAACAGCATTCGCAACATCCTGTCTCGCGTTCCTCGCTGGCTGTGGCTCTGCCTCGCTGTCATCGTGGGAGCCCTCGCCGTCGTCAACATCGCCGGGTGTGGTGTTGGTGGCGGGTCCGGGGGATGGCTTACCTCCGCACTCGGACTCGGCACTGGAACTCCCGGCGCGTCCGATGACGGCGGGGCTGTGGTGCCCTCACTGTGGGGGTCCGCTGCGAATACGTTTGCTCGACTCGACTGGTGGCTTGGCCTCGGGGCAGGAGTCTCCATCCTCGTGGGCGTCTACCGCGCCCTCCGTGGCGACATCGCCGGGGGTGGTGGTGCGATTGCCGTTGGCATCGGCCTCGTCCTCGTCAACGCCATCGTCGGGCTCATCCTGCCGTCCATCTTCTACATCGCGGTCATCGCCACGTTCGTGGTCGGCGGGGTCGTGGCGTGGCGGCTCGCTACTGGTCGGGGAATCGGAGGCCACACGCTTCATTGCCTGTGGACTCGCATCGTTGGCGGGGTTGCTGCTCATCGCGCGGCCCACAAGGTAAGCAAGAAGGGGGCCACTCATGGCTGAGACAGCGTGCGGGAAGACCAAGAAGCCCGTCCCGTCAGGGGCGACACCCGAGCAGATCGCCTGCCACGACACGGCGTGGGACCTGTTCGCGTCATCGTGTGCGAACTGCGCCGACTCGCTCTGTGTCGAGCAGTTGTGGGCTCAGTACGAGAACAGTTACAAGTCGTGCGTCGGCATTGAGTGACGCCATGACGCCGAAGCAACTCAACGAGAACGCCAAGGAGTATGGGCCTCTCATCAGCACGGTTTCGGTGCTGTCGATGTGCGTCTACATGATGGTGAACCAGTACATCAGCAACCCGGCATCGGCCCAGACGGCGAACCCGCCGGTGGTGGAGTTGAAGGTGCCGCCGGACATGCTGGCGCAGAGTGCCCAAATGACCTCGATCGTTGAGAAGTTGAACAAGATCGAGGCGGGTGTGCAGAAGGTGAGCGACAAGATCGACCCTCTCGGCAACCGCGTGACCGCGTTGGAAGTGCGGATGACTGGTGTGGAGCGGATCGTGACGGGCAAGGAGGGCGAATGACCACCATCCACGCCCACATCGCCGTCGCCCCGCACGCGCCCAGCCTGACCAACCCCAACGGCCTGCACAGGACCGTCAACCCGCAAATGGGCCTGCGTGCCTGCCTCGCTCACTACTGCCCGCCTGACGTTGCCGAGCGGGTGGACGGGCGGTTCTGGAACCACCCATTCGGCAAGTGGTCCCGCGTGCCGTGGCTGAACCCCTTCGGCATCCTCAAGATGACCGGCATGAGGGTGGACGCCCGCGTGAACGCCCTCCGCGAGAAGCGGTGGCTGGTGGAGGCGTTCGACGCCACCGTGGAGGACCGCGACCAGCTCTACGTCGGCGGCGTGCCCCCGATGTACCTGTCGCTGACCACGCTGGTGCAGTACGTGGGCCGGTGTGACCGGGTGTGGTTCGACGGCACGAGCGCGAACGGTGGGACGCTCTTGCATAAGGACATGCTCGCGTATCACCGCGAGGGCAAGCATGTTGGCGCGGAGGCGAACCGGAAGTGTCTGAGCCTTGTGGCTATGTCACGCACGAGCCGCCCCAACTGGTCACAGACTGCTGACAGGGTGTTGGCGTTCACTGTGCCTGATGCCTTCGAGGATGCCGACAAGTCCGTCCCCGTCATCGCCCACGCCGACCAATGGATCAGGTCCATCGGGCGAGATGCCACCCACTGGACGATCGACCGCCACCCGCCCCGTTCGGCGGCGTGGTTCCAGCACGGGGTGAAGTCGCGGCAAGACCTGCTCACGCTGGAGCAGTGCGTGGCGGGCGGGCTTGACCTCATCGTCAACTTCGGGGCGACGAACGTTGAGTACACGAAGCAGGTGTTCAAGATCGGGAGGGCCGGATGAAATGGCTTGTGACCTTCCTCATCGCGTGGACGGCGGCGGCGCAGCCGGTGGACCGGTTGGAAGATGTGCGGACTGCGGACGAACTGATTGCACTCATCGACGAGTGGGCGAGAGGACCGATGCCTGATATTCAATCCATCACCTTCGACAACGGGGTCACCAGCGAGGGCGGGTTGTCGCTGTCGGTGGTCCGGGGCGGCACCGGCTACAACGAGGCCGGGACCGCCGTGGCGACCAACACCGCCCGCTACGGCAACAGTCACCGCATCGCGGCGGCACCGGCGGCACCGACGACGCTGGGCGGGTTCACCTCGGCCGCGTACCGCCCGCTCAACAGCGGGCTGGCCAGCGACGGCACCACGCCCGTTCTCGTGGAGCGGAAGGGGCAGGCAACGCTCTACGTCCACGCCCGCACCGACCCCGAGACGTACCACGCGGGCGGCAGCACGACCGGCTCCTACGCCACCACGCTGGGCACCAACGGGGACATCCTCAACGGGCAGACCAGCAGCAACGGCGGTACGGCGGCGATTGCCAGCCACGAGTTCGTTCCCGGATCGGCGGCGGTCTGGAAGGGCTATGTGGTCGTCGGCTGCGACCACCTCTACGACGACGGCGGCGGGTTTGATTCGGTGGGGTGCGCTCTGGCGTACACGACCATTGACCGTCTCGCCTCCTCGAATCCGTGGATTCTGCTCGCGGTGACGGAGCCGGTGAACCTCGGCGTCGCGGCCCACCATCAGGCGTGGAGCCTCACCAAGTTTGAAATCAGCGCGACCCTCTGCGTGTTCCTCTGGACCGACTACGGCACCAGCGACCGCGAGGGCGGCAACGCGCAGGCGTCGATCCTCGATATCTCGTCGGGCTCGCCCGTCTGGACGCACATCAGGCTCGCCGACAGCTACCGCAGCGGCACCGACGACGACGAACACTTCCACTCGGCCGGGCTCATCATCGACGGCGACGGGGACTGGCACTTCCTCATCAGCGTGGGCGACGGCTACGAGCGGAACCGGCTCATCCACCGGCGGCTTGCGGCGGCGGATGTCGCGGCGAAGAACTGGTCAGCGGGCACGACCTACACGCACGGCACCTACGGGGCGACCGGCATCAGTTCCAGCTACGTCATCGAGAACCCGCACGCCAACCTCGGATCGGCGACGGCGGTCTGGGGCGATGTCGCGGCGTCGGCCGGGCGGGCCTACCGGCACAACCAGGTCATCAACATGGTGCAGTACGACGCCGACTGCTCGGCCCTGCTCTGCGGCACCGACGAGACGGCCCCCGGCATCGTCAAGGTGACGTGGAACGACACGCTGACCTGCCCCGAGTGGCACGCCCCGTACCTCCCGGCGATGTCGTCGGCCAGCGGTGACGGCGTGGTCAACTTCGTCATCAACGGCAAGCCCGGCGGCCCGTTCGTCGCCAAGATCGGGGCCGATGGGTGGGACGACAGCGGCACGGGCGGATCGGGCGAGGCCGACCTCGAAGCGTGCGTCATCTACTCACCGGACGGCGACTCGTGGACGCAGATCATCGACCACCAGCAGGCGGCCCAGTACGCGGCGGTCCTGCACTCTGGCAAGGTCTACCTCGGGTGCGCGGCGTCAGGGACGGCCCAGTACACCACCCTCCCCAGCACGGCAGCCCGGCAGCCGCTCCAGATCGCCAGCACCGCCGCCAACTCGCTCGCGTCGATCAACGCAGCGACGTTCACGGGGGCGTCCACCGGCGTCTCGATCACTGACCTGCAAAGCGACCTCTCCGACCTGCCCTCGGCGTTCAGCGGCGAGGGTCCGCCCTGTCACCGCAACAACATGATGCTGTGGAACGTGACTGGAGACCTCACGGCCAACCGCAACCACTACGGGCAGGGCACCATCGCCACCGGCCTCCCCGACAGCTTCACCGACATCCACGTTCGTGCGTGGGTGCGTGCGGTGCCGTTCGACAACTCGACCTACGCCAACCGGGCGACCCCCTCGCTGTGGTCACGGTTGCAGAAGACCACCAGCCCGAACGAGGCGAGCCCCGGCGGTGCCGTGCTGTTCGACGCCGACTCGTGGACGCCGGTGGACCTGTGGTTCAACCACAACCAGTTCAGCGGCACCATCAGCGGCTCGTGGTCGCTCCGGTGGCAGTTGCGTGCGGTGGGCCTGTCCACCGACACAGCCCCCGGCCAGTTCGTCATGGCGGTCGAGGGCGTGTACCTCGACACGGGCAAGATCGCCAGCCACGGCGGCGTGGCGGGGTCGGGCTCGGCCGTGTCCGAGGTGGCGACCGTCACCGGCATCACCAAGCGTTCAACGTGGAGCGTGTACGCCGAGGTCGAGATTCCGCACGACCAGTGGGACAACCGCACCGGCGGCGGGCCTCCGGGCAACGCCAAGACGGCGGGGTCCAGCATCACCAACACCGAGAAGCCCCGCCTGTTCTGGCTGGACGACTCGGCGGGCTCGGACCTCGTGGCCGTCTACGCCCGGCCCGACACCTACGAGGTGGAACTGGACGCCAACGGCACGACCACCGCCAGCACCGGCAACGACAAGTATTGGCGGCGCGGCGACGTGTTCCTGTGCGTGATCATCTGCGACGGCACCGACACGGTGATGCACTTCGAGGCCACCGACGGCACGATCAAGAGCGTCACCGTCTCGAACGAGGCGATGCAGTTCGACCGGATCGTGAGCGACGACCCGGCGCTGTGGCACCGGTTCATCATCCGGGACGGGGTGGACCCGGACCCCGAGGGGGCACTGCGGGCGATGGCGGCAAACGCAAACTGGGGGGGCGAGTCGGCCGTGGGACGCTCCCGCGACTTCCGAGCCCGTGGCTGGGGGGTGCGATGAACAGCAACGGACACGCCAACGGCCACCACAAGGCGGTGACGGGCGAGGCGGCGGACGCGCTCAAAACGCTCATGCCGTCCACCGACCTCTCGCGGGGTGATGTGGCCACCCTCATCACGCAGGCTCGGAACAACATCAGCGTCTTCCTGGATGACCGGGATCGGACGCTTGCACTCATCAAGGTGCTGGAAGCGGTGGCAAAGGACGAGGGAAGCCGCCAGCGTGTGCGGGCGTCTGAGGTCTTGCTGAAAGCGGTCAGTGCGGCGGTGGATCAGTCGATCAAACTGGCCGAGTTCGGGGACAAGGTGGACCGCCTGAACAACGGGCAGACCACCGAGAACGTCGGGGGTATCACCGTGGTGATTGAGGCGGCGACCCCGCCCCAGTTGGAGGGGCGACACTGCCCATGATCGCGGCCACCACCACAATCAGGGTCCGCGCGCTCCCGAAGCAACTGGACTTCCTCATGGCCGATGCCGCTGAGTGCGGCTACTCCGGCGCGTGGGGGGCCGGGAAGTCCCGCGCCCTGTGCATGAAGGTGATGAAGCGGGCGTCGGTCAGGGGTGCCCGCGAATGGCTCGTCCGCAAGACGCTGGTGGGGCTCCGATCTACCACCCTCCGGACCCTGCTGGAACCCGAGGGCGACCTGCCCCCCGTGCTTCCCGAAGGCAGCTACGTCCACAACAAGGTGGACCGCACCATCAAGTTGAAGGACGGCGGTGAGATCGTCTACGACGGCATCGAAGACGCGAGGGCACCCGCCAAGGGCGGGCAGCACAAGCACGGCTCCATGAACGTGTCCGGCCTCAACATTGACGAGGCGGTCGAGATGGCCGAGAGCGAGTATTCGTGGGCACGGTCCCGCGTCCGCCTGAAGATCAAGGGGCTCCCGCTCCAGACCAACTGGGCCACCAACCCCGGCCCGCCCTCGCACTTCCTCGCAAGCCGGTTCGGCCTCGCCCTCGGGGAGCAGCCCGCGCCGGGGACGTTCTGCGTCCAGACCTCCGCCTTTGACAACTTCTTCCTGCCGGCCGAGTACATCACGCAGCTCGAAAGCTACACCGGCCTCACCCGCCGGCGGTACGTCTTGGGCGAGTGGGCGGGCTCGGACGGTCTGGTGTACGACAAATGGGACCGGTCGCGGCACGTGATGCAGCGTGTGGAGCGGTGGGTCAGGTCATACGCATGGATTGACGAGGGGTACACCAACCCCTTTGCCGCACTTCTGGTGCGAGAGGACGCCCTTGGAAGACTCCACATTCAGCGAGAGGTGTACCAGACGCAGTTGGTTGGCCACGAGAAGGTGGCGAGGCTGGCGGACCTGGCGGATGGGTGTGACCTAGACCGGGTGGTCATCGACCCGAGCGCGGCGGAACTCCGGGAAGAACTGCGGCGGGCCGACTTCACCGTCCGCGAGGCGGACAACGCGGTATTCGACGGCATCCTCCGGGTGCAGCAGTTGCTCGGCAAGGAGATCGACGGCATCCCCGCTCTGACGGTGGACCCGTCGTGCGAGAACACCTGTCGGGAGTTTGAGACGTACGAATGGAAGCCGGGCAAGGACGAGCCGGTGAAGCAACACGATCACACGCAGGACGCCATTCGGTATGGCGTTGCCGACGTGCATAAGCCGGACGAGGTTGTCTGGGCGGGGTGGGCATGATGTCCAGATACAGCGTTGAGAAGGCGAGTCAGAACCGCCACCAGTCGGAACTCACCAAGCCTGACTTTGCGGGGTTTGCGAGCCTTCAGGTGCGGAATGTCGAGGAGGTGGCGTCACGCTACCGCCGCAACACCAACGCCGAGGAAGTCGCCCGCCGGATGCACGGCACCGCGCTCGACTGCGCGACGATCAACGCCACGGTGATGAGCATGGCCTGCCTACGCCTGTACCGGGCGAAGCGGGCGGGCGGGACGGTGACCCGATCCAAGGCCGCGTGGCTGCGTGGCGGCGGTGCGGGGGCGAAAGCGGCGATGTACGCAGAGACCGCCGGGGAGGTCGAGGAGGTCAACGACCACCCCGTCCTGACGATGCTTCGGAGGCCCAACCCCAAGCAGACGGGCAGTGAGTGGACGGTCGAGACGTTCCGCCACAAATGGCTGTTCGGCAACGCGCTGATGATGAAGCTCATCGGCTCCGGTCAGGTGGTGGGACTCGTCAACATGTTCCCGCAGTTCGTTCGGGTCCAGCCCGATGAGGACGATCTGGTAGGCGGCTACTGGTACGGCCGCGAGGCGACCGAAGAGCGGTTCATCGACGCGGACGGCGTGATTCACACGAAGTTCTGCCCGTCGCTCCACAACCCGTACTGGGGTGAGGGGCCGCTGGAGCGGGTCATCCGTGAGATGGACCTTCAGGAGTACGCGATCGCGGCCGAGATTTCACGGTGGCAGCGTGGCGGCTACCCCGGCGGTCACCTGTCGCTCAACGAAGCGACCGGCGATCAGGTCAAGCTGGCCCGTGAGGAGTTCCGCCGACGGCATGTCGGGGCGGACAAGACCGGCGACACGCTCATCACGACCAAGGCGAGCTACACCCCGTTTGCCAACGCCCACGAGATGGAATATGTCCAGGGCATGGAGTACATCGACCGCCGGATTGAGCAGGCGTTCGGCGTTCCCGAGAGCCTGCGCCGTCTGAACGAGGCGAACCTTGCCAGTTCGCTGACGGGCAACAAGCAGTACATCGAACTGACGATCGGCCCCGCGCTGGCGGCGAACGCCGAGCAGTGGACGGAGTTGCTGTTGCCGGAGTTCGGGGTCGAGCCGGGCGAGATGTGGTTCGCGTACGACGAACTCTCTGCGGCGAGCAAGGAAGAGACGCGGCAGGATGTGACGATGTACGTTGACAAGGGCGTCTGGACGATCAACGACGCGCTTGAGGAGATGGGATTCGACGGGATCGGCGAGGCCGGGGATGTGCGGCGGTACAACGGGGTGCCGCTGGACAAGATGGGGCAGATGCCCGCTGGCCCATCGTTCAGTTACAGCCCATCGGTGTCGGTCCCCCCGTCTCTGTCAGCACCCGCGACCCCCGAACCGTCACCCAAGGCCGTGGAGTCCGTCACCGTCAAGTCATGGGGCGACCTCGACCCCTACGCGGAGGGGTGCTGCGGAGGCGTCCACACCAAGGACGATGACCGGCTCGCCGAGCCAGACGCGATCGCCCAGATGCGGACGATCACCGAGCGGTGGCTGCGGGAGCAGGCGGTGAGGGTGTCCGGCGCATGGATCGGCAACCCCGACGCCGTGACCCTCGAAGACGCCGAGGCCGATCTTGCCCGCGAGCTGGAGCCGATCTTTGCCGGGCTGTTCCAGACGGGGGCGGAGTCCGGCGTGGCGAGTGTCGGGGACGCAGACGAGGCGTTCTTCGGCACGACACCGGAGGGGGCGGTAGAGGCCATTCAGGAGCCCCTGTCGCTCGTGGTGGAGCAGATCAGGGGCACCACCGAAGACGGCATCCGCTCCGCAATCTCACAGGTCTTGGAGAGCGGGGCGTCCCCGTCAGAGGCCGTGGGCATCGTCCGCGAGTCGGTGGCCGACTCCAGCCCCGCCAGAGCCGAGATGATCGCCCGAACCGAGACGGCCAACGCCTACGGCATGGGCGCGCACGCGGGATGGAAGGCGGCGGGCGTCACGCACAAGGAGTGGCTGCTGGCCCCCAACGCCTGCCCGATCTGTACTGCAATGGCGGCGGGGGTCGGCGGACCCATCCCCATCGACGAACCGTTCGCCAAGGCCGGAGAGACGATCATCGGCACGGACGGCAGGAACTTCACCGTGGCCCGTGATGTGATGCACGAGCCACTGCACCCCCGCGACAGGTGTACGACCCTGCCGGTGACGGAGTGAGCATGGACACCGAATGCCCCAAGTGCGGCCCGGAATGCCGGTTCCGCGAGCAGGCCGGGTGGAACGCCGAGCAGGTGTCTCGGTACGTCTCGCACACGATCCCGTTCCTCCCGATGCGGGTCGAGACGGCGGACGCCGAACTCGGTTTCGCGGCGGCGCACACGATCTGGAAGTGGAAGCCGTACGAGCAGCGGAACCCGGAGCATCGGGCGGATTACGACCGGCTCGCGGCGTCTATCGAGCGGGAGGGGGTCAAGTCGGCGGTCATCGGGTGGACCCACCCGGAAACCGGTGTGTTTCACGTACTCATCGGCCAGCGGCGGGTGGAGATCGCCCGGAGGCTCGGCATCGAAACCGTGACGGCGGTGGGGATCACTGAGGACATCCGGACCTACTGGAAGCACGATATCGAACGAATCAAGCGGCATCTCGTCCCGTTCGCGGGCGAGTGGGCATACTGACCGGGAAGCCCGGCGAGGCGGCAAGCATGGACGCGGAAACCATCATCAGGGGCCTGAAGGCACGGTACAACCTCGACGACGAGGCTGTGGTCGGCGTCAAGGGCATCAACTGCAAGGAGGTGGACCTGTTCGAGAACGGCGGCAACCGTGACATCGAACAGGTCTTCAACACCGACGACGTTGACCTCGACGACGAGGTAGTCCTGCCGGCGGGGCTGGACATCAGCCGGTACGAGGCCAACGGGCGGAAGATATTCGCCGACCACATGTACGGGCTCGGCGATGTCATCGGCAAGGACCGCAACATCTGGGCGGAGCCCAAGGGCGGCGGGACGCGGCGGTGGAAGGGGCGGGGCGTGATGCTCAACACCCCGCTCGGCGATGCCGCCCTCCAGATCGTCAGGGAACTGGGGTCGATCGGCACCAGCATCGGCTTCGTGGTGACCGATACGCCCCTGACCGGGGCGGACGCCGAGCCCTACGCCAAGGGCGGCAAGCGGCCCGTGCGGGTACTCCACCGAACGCTCATGCTGGAGCGGAGCATCACGGCCATGCCCTGCAATGTGAGTTGTCAGGGGGCGATGAGCGTTGACGAGAAGCGGGTGGATGACCTTGACGGGCTCGTGGTCAAGCACCGGATCACCCGCGCGGCGGCGGTCGCGTTCGGCCTGCCCACCACACCGAAGCGGAAGTTCCACGCGGTGACGACCCCGACGGGTAGCCCCGCGCGGATCGTCATTGTTGACTCGGCCATGCTGGCCGGGTAAGTTATTGGTATCAAGTTGCCTCTCTCGGCAACCCCCTGAGCGGTGTCGGCCACAAGGCCCTCGACCCTCTCGTGGTTTCAGCCCTGGAAGGCGGGTATTCCCGCACACTTTCAGAGGGCTGTAAGCCATGAAACCCAAGATCAGTTTCAAGACCGCCTTGGCGATCGCCAAGGCCAACGGTTATGAGGGCGATGAGTCGCTCGAAGCCGTACGCAAGTGGTTCGATGACAATATCGTGAACTCCGACAAGGGCAAGCGTCTCACCGGCGAGTCCGTGGTCAAGGAGGTCGTCGTCTCTGTGTCCGCGACCGAGGGCGAGAACGTCCGCGTTCAGGACGATTCCCCGCAGACCGAAGCGGCCGACGAGCCGGATGAGGACGAGGAAGACGAGACCGCCGCCACCAGCAAGTCCTTCCGCCAGACGCAGAACGCGGCGTACCGCGAGAGCGGTGCCGCGAAGCACGCCGCCAACATCGGCGGTGGGCTGACCGCCAAGAACCACGCCCGTATCGCCAAGCGCAAGAACTACGACCGTGCCGCGCAGAAGGGCACCACCGAGTTCGCCGGCGGAGATCAGGCCGAACTCTACGGCGCGTACGTCAAGAGCGTCATCGGCGACCGCCTCCGACTCGACTACGAAGAGAAGGGGTACGAGGCGGACATGCTCCGCAAGAACGGCCTCACCACCAGCTTCGGGGCCGGCGGCGCGCTCGTGCCCGAAGCATTCGAGGCCACGCTCATCAAGCTCCGTGAGGAGCGGGGTGTGGCCGAACAGCTCGTCGGCGTGACCAACATGGCCTCCGCGACCGAGACCCGCCCTCGCCGTACCAGCGGCGTCACGGTCTACGTCCAGAGCGAGGGTTCGGCCGTCACCGCGTCCAACCCCAACTATGACGCCGTGCAACTCGTGGCGAAGGACTGGATGGCGACAAGCTACCTCTCGGTGCAGCTTCTCAACCTCTCCGCCATCGACATCGCCGACGAGACCGCCGAGGAACACACGTTCGCTATGGCGTCCAAGATGGACGATGTGGTCTTCAACGGCGACGGCACCAGCACGTACTTCGGGTACAACGGGTTCCGCAACGCCCTGAAGGGCCTGAGCGGCACCATCGCCGACATCGCGGGCCTGACCGTGGCGTCCGGCAACGCCTACTCCGAGATCACGGCCGACGACCTCAGCGCGGTCGAGGTCAACCTGCCCGAGTACAACACGCCGTCCACCGCCAAGTGGCTGATGCACAAGAAGCTCTGGGGCGTCTCTCGGGACAAGATGCAGGACGCCGGCGGCACCACCGCCGAGATGATCGCCAACGCGATGCAGCGTCAGGCGTTCGGTGCCGAGGTCGTGGTGTCTCAGGTGATGCCGCGTGTCGCGGCGAACAGCCAGGTGTGTGCGCTGTTCGGCTACTTCCCGGACGCCGCCAAGATCGGCCGCGTCGTCGGCTCCATGCGTTTCGACGTGAGCCAGGACGAGAAGTTCAGCCAGGGCCTCGTGGCGTTCCGCACGATGCAGCAGGTCGCCATCAACATCCACGACGTGGGCAACGCCAGTGCCACGGCCAGCTCGCGCGAGCCCGGCCCGGTCGTCGGCCTCATCACCGCCGCCGGCTAACCCGTACCCCAGACCTCAACCAGCCCGGATGAACGGGCAGGAGATTTGCCATGAGCGCAAGCGGACTCAACCCCCTGGGCCAGATCAGGACCGTGTTCCTGATCGACCCCCAGGCGATCAAAGACAACGCGGATTTCGTCGGCGGGAAGGACTCCACCCCCGCGACATGCGACACGTGCCCGGACGGCATCAAGTACGAGGCCGCTCGCGGCGTCGTCAGGTTCGGGTCGATCGACGCGACGATCGCCAACATGAACTGGTACGAGTCTGACGACGACTCGACCTACACCGAGATTGCCGGCCTCGACTGGACGGCGGACGCGGCGGCGGTTCCGGGCGCGGGCTCGGACAACCTGACCTTCACGTCACTCATCGACCTCCGCGACAAGAAGCGGTACCTCCAACTGGACCTGACGGCCGGCGACGGTGCCACCGGCACGTACGCGATCGCGTTCGTGGACCTCGCCCGCGGGGCGCAGGTGCCGGCCACCGACACGGCCCGCAACGTCTCGGAAAGCCTCTCTGTCTGACCCCTCTCCCCCCGCTCGGTGACACGGGCGGGGGGCTTTATGGCGAGCGATTGGAAGTGCCGGGCTGTGGCCCGGCCCCAGAATCACAAACTGATCCGAAGTGGTCGGGAGGGCTCCTGTGGCTGTAGCCGAAACGAATGCGAATGCGAGAGCCAGCGGGGGTGTGACACACCCGTCCAGTGCGAAGGCCGACCGGGTGATTGCCCACCTGAACGCGACGGCGACGGCACAGACGGCGACGGAACTGCTGGCCCCGCAGACGATCACGAGCGCGAACGTGCGGGTCATTGCGGTCGGTGACGCGGTGACGCGGGTACTCATCCGCCCGCGTATCGCCACGACGACGACGGCGGTGGCGACAAGCCCGGTGGTGAGGATCATCGGCATCGTGGCGACGGCTGACGATGACGCATGGACCGACGGCGTTCCGGTGCGGCTGGACAACGTGGACAACACCGCCGCCGGCCTCACGCTCACGCTGGAAGCGAGCCCGTCCGGCTCCAACTCGCTGACATCAGGGAGTTACCGGTACGGGGACACCAAGAGCCTGACCGCGACCGACCTGCTCGGCGTCAAGTGGCTGGTGATTCCGGTGGAAACCGCCGCGTCGATCACCGGCGGAACCTGTGACATCGAAGTCCTGCTGCTCAACTGAGGGTGCCGTGTGCCGTCGATCATCACCACATCCGAATACAAGACGTATGCGGGCATCACCGGATCGTCCTACGACACCGTTCTCGGTGAGTTGATTGACAACGCCGAGGCGAAGGTCGAGCGGTACTGCGACCGCACGTTCGCGCAGGCGACCTTCACCGAGACCATCGACGGGTCCGGGAACGAACTGCTCCAACTCCGCAACTACCCCGTGACCGACCCGGTGACGAGCGTGGAGTTCAGGACCGGCGTGTCGTCGTGGACCACCGTGGACTCGACCGGCTACTACCTGAAGGCCACCATCGGCCAACTGGTACAGTCCAGCGGCGTCCCTGTGTGGTCCGGCGGGACGCTCGGCATCCGCGCGGCGTGGCCGGAGGGTCACGAGAACGTCCGGGTGATCTACGAGGGCGGGTACGCGGATGGGGACATGCCCGACGATCTGAAGTTCGGGCTGTACAAACTCGTGGACTGGTACTTCGCCGAACGGCGGATGAACCCCGCGCTGGCGAGCGAGGCGATCGGGCAGTTCAGCATCAGCCGCCCAGGCTTTGAGTCCCTGCCGCTGCTCATGGACTTCTACTTCAGCAAGCTCCGGCGGGGGGACTTGCTGTGAGTTGTCACTTCTACACCGGCCTGTTCACCGACGTTGCGACGTTGACCCAGTACACCGAGGCAGAGGCGACCGACGGCTCGTGGTCGCCCGCGAATCCCGAGACGATCACTGTGACCGGCCGGCTGGACCCCGGTGGGCAGGGCGAGGATTGGGGGTTCGGCAAGGAGCGGGGGTCTGAGTCCGGAACGTGGTTCAGTGCCCAGTACAACGACGCCGGCGAGGCGTTGGTGTACAAGACCCAAGACCTCATCGACATCGGGGGCAAGCAGTACCGCGTCACGGGTCCGCCCTCGAACCTCGGTGGTCGGATATTCCGCGTCCCGGTGGAGCATGTGAAATGACCTCCCGCGTGGACTGGCGTGGGGATGAGTTCGTGAAGAGCGTGGTCCTGCCGGCCGCGAGGGACGGCCTTGCCGCTGCGGCGGTCGAGGTCGAGCGGCAGATGCGGACGAACCTGAACGGGCCGAGCCCCAGCGCGCCGGGCGACTTCCCCGGCAAGGACACCGGCGACCTTGGGCGGTCGATCGCTTCGGCGATGACCGGCGACCTCTCGGTGGGGATCGGGACGAATCAGGAGCGTGGGCGTCACCTGGAATACGGGTGGCACTCCCGCGCCAAAAAGGGGAAGTTCCTGACCATCCCGCTGACAGACAAGGCGCGTCGGATGCGGCGGGTCTTCTCGAATCTGCGGGCCGCAACCCCGAAGCTCCGGCTGCTGCGGACGGGCAAGGGGAAACTGTTTCTGGTGCGTGATGTCGGCGGTCGCAACGCCCGTATGGAGTTCTGGTTCGTGCTGAAGAAGGCGGTCACTGTGGCCCCCCGCCCGTGGGCGGCGCGGTCCCTGTCGATGGCTGAGAAGAAGGCGAGCGAGAAGTTCGCCCAGCGGGCGGCACAGTCGGCGGCACGCCGGGTGGGGGCGATGCCATGAATATCGCCCTCCTGACCGGAGCGATCAAGGCCCGCATCGACGCCGACACCGGGGCCGGCGGGCTGTCGGGCACGCCCGCGATCATCCAGCAGTCCGGCTATGACCGGGTTCCCGAAGACATCGACCTCGACTACACGAGCAAGCCCTACCTCGTGTACACGATCGGCAACGCCGCGCAGGATGACACGTTCAGCGACGACGCCGTGTCGTACCTCGTGCGGTTCGCCGTCTACAGCGACCGCAAGGGCGGGCTGTCCCAGCCGTCGGCGGTCCTGAGCCGTGTGAAGGGTGACGCGATGGCCCAGACCACCGGCGTCCCGACGTACGGGTTCCACCGGTGGGCACCGACGATCACGGGGTACGAATGCACGGCGTTCGAGCGGACGAACGGGGCGCACAACCACTCCGACTCCACATTCATTTTCATTGACGAGTACACGGTGCGGGTATCCGAGCCCCGCGCGACATCGTGAGGTGAGCTATGGCATCGACCAAAGGCATCAAAGGGCTTGTTGAGAGCTGGACGAACTACGCGGGCCTGTTGTCGGGGATCATCAACCCCGCGTCGGCGGCTATCTCGTGGAACGCGCCGGAACTGGAAACCACGGGGTTCGCGTCCGACCCGGACCCGGACGCCTTCCCGAGTACCTACCTGACCGGGTTGCAGGAGTGGACGGCCTCGATCGAGGGCACGTTCCCGAACACCGCGAAGACCGGCTCGGGCGGGTTCGTGACATTCGCCAGCGGCTACGCGGCAAACGTCCACGCCTTCGAGGTCTTCATGGAGTTCGCGGCGTTGGAGGATACATCGTTTACGAGTTCGGGCATCACCGCCAAAACCTTCTGCTCCGGAAAGGGTTCGTGGGGTGGGTCGTACGAAGCGAAGGTGGACGACACGACGGCGGTGAGCGCGCCGGGGACAACCGGCTCCGCCACCTTCAAACTGACGGAGGACGGGGCGACGGACAACTCTCTGGCCGGGACCATCTTCATCACCAGCGTTGGGCCGCGTATCGCGGTCGGCGAACTGAACACGGTGGCGCACACGTTCCGGGGGTCGGGGAACCTGACCGCGACGGGCTCGGCTCTACGGACGGCGAGCAACGGTGTCTTTGACGCGACGGACGGCATCTGGCAGCAGCCGGTGGTGACCGGATCGACGTTGACGATGGTTGCCGCAGGCGACCGCGACTATTCGGGTCTGGCGTTCCCCCGCCGCGTGGTGTGGCGGGTGACTCCGGGCGAGGTCAACCGCATCGCGATCGAAGCGCAGGGGAGCGGGGCACTGACGCCCGGATGATGAGTACCGCAGTGGCACATCACGGGCGGCGGCTAACGGGGGTATCGCACTTTTTGGGCGTCTCTATCAAGCGCGTCTTGGAGCGCAGGGTCGAGCGTGGATATCGACTTGGCGGAACGCGAGTTCACAAAGAGCGTGACGGCCGCAATAAGTATCAGCAGCACGACGGCTGCTATGACGCCGTTGCTCGGTCTGTAGGTTTGGTCTGCCATGCCCTCAGTGTAGGGGGAACCAATGGCCGGTCCTAGCCACAAAATCGCAGAAGCGTACGTTGAGATCGGCGCAAACATCAGCCCCATCGAACAGGGACTTGATGAAGCCCGAACAAAAACTGAAACCGCGACGAAGCAAATCGGGACATCCGCCGAGAAGAACATCGGCGGCGGTTTCGAGAAGGCCGGCAAGGCCATTGAAGACAGCACACAGGGCGTGCGGAAGTTTCAGGGTGCGCTGTCCTCAACGGTCGGAGTTGTTACCGGACTCATCGGCACGGTTACGTCGTTGGTGGCGGTCATCGCACTGGCTGCGAAGGGCGCGAAAGAAGTTCGTGAGCATTTCGAGCGGCAGGCGGTGCTGGCTGACGAAATCACTGCGGCCCTAGAGCGTCAGGCGGACGCGCTCGTAAGCCTCCGCCCCAACGCCCCGACCCCCGGCGAGGCGAGGTTGCAGTCAGAAATCGACGACCTTCAGTCGCTCCGGGACAAAGGTCGCATCTCAATCACTCGCGGCAATCGGTTGTTTGACATCGACGATGAGATAGACCGAAAGCGGGCGCAGCTCGGTCAGCTCCGGGATCGGCTGAACCGCGAAGCCAAGGAAGCGATTGAGGCAGAAGAGAAGCGGGCGGAGGCGATCGAGCGGCAAGCTGCCGCCGCAAAAGAATTGTCAGAGTGGAAGCAGTTGCAGGCGGGGTCCGACGCCAAAGCGAAAGAGATCGACGCCCAGAGGGAAGAGAACGAGCGGGTACGGATATCGCTTCTGGAGGGTGAAGCACAGATACGGGCGAACGCCGCAGAAGAAGAACGCCGCATCAACAAGCAGATGGCGGACGAGCAGAGCGAGGTGATGAGGTCGCTCCTGTCTGACCGCTTGGACTTGGTGAAGCGCGTGGCCGACGCTCAACTTCAGGCACTCCGCGAGCGTTCCGCTGCCGAGGAACGCGCCACCCAAGAGCGCGAACGCCGCGAGCGTGAGTCCGTGGAACGCATCGCCAAGGCGACGGAGCGGTCACTGACATCCGCACTCGAAAGAGTCTCGGCGAGCCAGATTCTCGACAGCAGCGCACTTCAGGGCTCATTGGACCGCATGGTTCGCACGCTGGACGCGATCCACGGCAGCCAAGGTTGGGGGGGCTGATGCCGACCGCAGTAGAACAACTCGCAGGTGATTCGTTCCAAGGCACGCTCGGGAGTCAGAACGCCGCAACCCGCCTCTTCAAGGTGGACCTCCCCAGAGACGCCGCGCAGGCGGCTATCTACAACGGCGACCCGATCACCGGACTCCCCCGGTACGCCGAGGCACACCCCACCATCCCGGCAATGACGGTCAAGGCGATCGGCGCAAGGGACTTTGGGGACAGCAAGAACGCCCTCGTCAACGTCATCTACGGCACCACCAACATCGGCCGCTTCAACTACGCCGAGCCGGACATCACCGGCAGCAACTTCGTCTACAGCATCGTTTACAAGACGATCGAAACCACCATCCCCCACGCGGTCATCCGGCCGTACGTCTATAGCGACGGCGACACGCAGCACAACCGGCAGGGGTGGGCGGTCGAGCCCTACGTCATCAAGGAAACGCTCACGGTCATCCAAGCCAAATGGCGCATTCAGGCACCGGGCAAGTCCACCATCGAACTCTTCCGCGCGCAGAACCGGCAGATGCACTTCATCAACGGCAGCTTCTACGGTTTCGAGGCCGGGGGTCTGTCCCCGATTGACAACACGAACTATGAGGCGAAGGCATCGTGGACGGTTGACCCCGGCACCCCGCGTGTGGATTCGACGACGCCGGACAAGTGGAAGAACCCGTGGGATATGGGGTTCCTGCCCGCGAGTTCCCCGTCGATCGAGTGGCCCTACGGGGATCAGTTCATGCGGAGCCCATTCTTCCGGGTCAGGACGCTGGCCGCTGAGAACCCCGGAGCCATCCCCACCGACCCCGACTCGTGGCCTCGGTGCTATCAGGTCGCGGAGTTCGGGCGTCAGGACATCACCGGGTGGCAGTCGCTCGGCCTCCCGCCGGGGGTGTTCGGATGAACCCAGTCCAGACCACCAACGGCGTCATTGTCAGCCACCAGGGCACGAGCCCCGGCCCGGCCAGCGGCATCACCTACACCGTCCGCGTCAACATGCCGGAGGGTCCGGTCGAGATGTCGAATGTCAGGCCGCACGGCAATCGGTACCCGGATGAACTCAAGATCACCGCAGCGACACCGGGCTCCGTCATCACTGTTCACTCGGTGGGTTCATTCGACGGCCGAGGCCCGGAGCTTCAGTTCGTCGGGTTCGATGAACTCCCCCACTTCAAGGCGTGCGACCCATGATTCGGCACCACGAACCGGAACGCGAGACGATCGACGTAAACGCTGACGACACCCGCGTCTGGTGGCCCGTTGCGGACTTCAACACCGGCAGTGTGCAGGTGGTCAAGAAGGACGGGACGGTCTCCGGCGTGGTCGTGAGCTTCTACGCGAGCAACGACCCGGCCAATCAGGACTACGCGGGCTCCGCCATCGCAACCGTCACGGGGGAGGGGATTACCTCCGCCCTCACGCTCACCCACTTTGCGTACCTCTGCGCCGAGGTCACGACCGCCGAGGGCTCGGCGGGTGAGGCGTACCTGTACCCCTGTTTCAAAGACACAACTGGAGGCTGACCAATGGCAGTCAAGAACACGCAGGAATACTCGGGGGCCTCATGGACCGGCCTCTTCTCGTCAGCACCCGTCTCGGCCGACGATGCGTATGTCGGCACCGACGGCGGGCAGGCGATCACCACCAACCTCGATCAGAACACGGTGGACCTCGATAGCCTCACGTTCATGTACCCCTCGCGGCTGCGGATCGGGGCGTCGGGGAACCCACTGATTTACGAGATGAGCGGCCCGCTTCGGTGGAACCAGCGGACGGGCTCGCTCGTCTTCTCCGTCGCCACCAGCGCGGCCCCGCAGATCATCTCTGCCGGCCCCAACTTCTCGCTTGTCGGCGGGACATCGACGCTGGTGGAGTCTGATGAGGGCGGCGACCTGACCGTCACCGATCAGCACACCCTCACGGCTGTGGACACCTACGGCGGCAAGGTCGATGTGGAGTACAAGAGCGGCGACGACTACTCGGCGGATGTGTACGACGGCACGCTCATCACACGCCGGAACATCACCACGGCGAACGTCTCAGGCACCCTCATCTCTGAGGACGGGGACGCGACGGCCACCACGATCACGGTGTATCCCGGCGGGGTCACGAAGTGGTCGGGCGGCACGATCACGAACCTCTACGCGCTGACCAACGGCACCTTCGATGCCCTGTCCAGCAAGAAGCCGTTCACGATCACGAACCTGTACGTGGCCCGCCGCTCCGACATCCGGATTCCCGATTGGGTCACGGTGTCCAACACCAACTATCTCGGGAACGCGACGAAGTTCTAGTGAGCAGTCTCGTCATCAAAGACGGTTCGTTGGTCATCCGTGACGGCAGCCTGCTGACCGACGCGGGCGGCGCGCCGTGTTGTTGTGGTGGCGGCGGTGGCGGCGACTGCTGCGTGTGCGGCCTGTGCAAGCCGACGGGAGGCCCCCCACTGGACACGGCGGCGACGATGCTGCTGTCTGGAGGCGGGGAGGATTCCGGGTGCTGCGTCGCCCAGACCCCGACCTCGGACGGCTGCGCCATCTCTACCGTGAGCGTCGTGAACCCATCGGTGACGTTCTCGCCGTTCCAGATCGGGAGCGCCGGCGGCAACGCCTGCTGGCTGAGTGGCGGCGACTCGGACACCGGGCAGTTCGAGCAGGAGGAATGCTTCGGCTCCCCCGGCGAGTGGGACTACAGCGAGGGGCTTGGGGTGTTCGCCACGTTCGCCGAGTCCGACCTGTGCCCCCAGTTCATCGTTCCGGGGACGGGGGCGATCGTCGGGGTACGGTCGTTGCAGGGTGGAGGGATCGAACCGGCGGTCACTGTGTGGGGAGGGTCGCGGTGTTCCGGCCCCCTTGTCATGGCGACGATGATCCGGACCATCCGGGTGGAGCCGTCGGAACTGCTCGCGTCCATCTACATCTTCGCCGTCGTCGGTGCCGGCGGGGGTGCGGCCTATATCGCCCGCGTCGGCCCGTGGTGCCCCGGCTGGCCTGTCATCGACGGCTGCGTGTGGATCGGCAGCGCGTGCGGCGTGAAGCCCGGCCCGTTGAAGGTGGGCGGCGGCGGCTCGGCCTCCGGCGTCTTCGATTGCGATAGCGGCGAGGTGAGCCTGAGCGGGTCGATCAACGCGAGCTATACGTCCGCGTGCAGCTACGAAGAGGATCAGGACGGGGGCTGTTCGAGCATTGACCCGCCGTGCCAGGGCATCCGCCCCACGGCCACAGGCCCGTTCAGTGTGTCATTCGACTACGACGTGTCATTCAACCTGAACGGGTTGCTGGAGCCCTGCGATGGGAACCGACCGGACAAGGGCAGGGACTCCAACTCGGACATCGGCGAGAGTGACGCCCTGCCGTTGCAACTGGTGGTGCCGGGTTCGTTTCTGGATTCGAGCCCGATCCTTCGGGACTCTTACGACGACATCCGGCGGTGGTTGCGGCCGTCCACGACGCAGACGCCCCCACCGGGCGGGTTCGCCCAAGACCCCCGCATCGCCGCCACCCTCGACCAGCAGGCCCGTGGCGGTGGGTGCAGAGGCTGCGGGGATGGGTTCACGGGCTAAGCCGATACCAAGCCGATCCTAAGCCGATCGACCGATTCCAAGCCGATCACCCCTCCACCACCACCAACCCCAACCCCTCCAACAGATCATCCAGATGGTCAGACCTGATGGTGATTTCACCCCGCAGCCACCGCCCCAGCGTGGTCCGGTGAACGCCCGCAATCTCGGCGGCTTCCGTGATGGTGAGTTCCTGCTCCACCATCGCCCGCGCAACGCATTTCGCTATGTAGCCTCGATTCATTGGGGCGGCATCTGACAGATTATTTCGCGTGCCCGCGTGCGGCTATCGCACGGCCGGGGGAAAAACGATCGGCCCTGACAGTAGCGCGAAGCGGGGCAGTCTGCGTAAGTTGTTGCGGGCGGGCAAGTTCCGAGAGATGGACAAGCGGGGTAAGAATGCATTAGGAAGTCTTCATGCGTTCGGGGATGATGCTGGTAGACGCCGAACAGGCGGCGTGCTGGCGGGTGTGCATGGTCAGCACACTCGGCGCGAACTCCGGGATTTCCCTTGACCCGCGAGGGGTTGCCCCCCATTATGGCGGCATGAGCCCCGCACTTACGCTGGGCACGGATGCCTCTACCGTTGCAGGACGCATTGGCCAAGACTTCGAGACTCTGCTGTCAAAGTGGGAAAGCCACCTGAAAGGGCGGCACTGCTCGAAGCATTCGATTCAGGCGATGCTCGGGGAGGTCCGCCGGGCGGTGCGGATGCGGGGCTGGAAGACCCCCGCCAACATCACCTACGCCGAGGTGATGGCCCATCTTGAATCCTTCGAGTGGGCGGCGTCTACATACAACAGAAACTTGTCCGTATTCCGGTCCCTGACCCGCTGGCTGGTGTCGTCGGAACTGCTCGACAAAGACCCCCTGACGGCCGCACAGCGGGCCGATGGTGCCGGTGGACCGGGAAGCCGGGCGGCGACCACGGACGACGCACGGGCCATTGTGCGGGCCGCATGGCTACGCGAGCAGAAGGACGGCCGGGCGAGGCGGTCGGCGCGGTCGCTCTACTGGTCCCTGCTGTTCCTGACGGGTGCCAGGATGAGCGAGCCGGGGCGGTGGCGGTGGTCGGACCTGATCCTCGACGAAGACCCGGCGGTGGTGCTGTGGACCCCGGACAACCAGAAGGCGAACCGGCGCGAGGAAATCCCGCTGTGCCCCGAGGCGGCGGAGTTGCTGCGGGTGTGGCGAAGTGCTACAGAGTCCCACGAAGTGCCACCAAGTCCGACACACACCGGCACACACCAGCACACACCGACATACTCCGACATGGTTTTCCCCGTCTCGCCCCACAAGCGGAGCTGGGCGGACGACCGAGCCCGTGCGGGCATCACCCGCAACGACAGCCGGGGACGGCCCATGACGGCTCACTCGGCCCGGAAGTGGTTCAAGACCACGCTGGTGGGGGAGGGCGTCCACCCTGACCTCGTGGCCCGGTTGATGCGGCACAGCACGGGGGTTGGTGGCCGGTACTACGACCCGAAGCCGTCCGAGTTGGTGGAGGCTCTGGCCTGCCTGCCAAAAATCTACCCCACGCAAGTCTTTGATAACGGGGCCTTTACGGCAATCGCCGTGGGAAATATCCCGAAATCCCGGACAAAGGCTGTTGACAGCGGCCCCGAAATGCCCGAAGGTATGGGTGCAACAACCATGAACGCCACCCCCACCACATCACGTGTAAAGCCGTCCACCCCCGAAGGTGTTCATGGTTGTTGCAAACTCGACCCCGAGGGAGTGGGCGGCTTTGTGCGTGATGAATGGGCTCCACCTGCTTTCGCAGATGGAGCCCGAAGTGGCGATTATGGGCGCGCACATGCGGGTCCAAACGTCGAGGCGGAGCGTCCGGCCTCCCCGTTGAAACCGACACGGGGCAGTAACTCACCGGAGGGCTACCCGGCTGGCAGTCGGCCGACACCGGGCAGCGGGTTCGACTCCCGCCCGCCTCATTCCACCACATCCGACGCCCTCTCCGACTTCCTCGCCGCGAGTGCGGCACGGGACGCGGCGTTGGCGCGGCTGATGAGAAAGGACAAGTGATGGCAGAGCAGATCAACGACGGCGGGCCTGCGTTCCCCGGAACGTGCCGCGATTGCGGGTGCGAGTGTGACGGCAGGCAGGACGGCATGCCCCTCCGCGACTGGTTCGCGGGGCAGGTACTCGCTGGCGTGATGGGTTCGCCCGGAGTCCTGACTGCGTTCGCCGACGTGGGCGGCAGCACCAAGGAAGTGATCGCCGCCTCGTGCTACGAACAGGCCGACGCCATGCTCCAGGCCCGCACCGGAGGCACGGCGTGACCCACCTCCAAGGCCGACGCATCGCCGAACACACATGGGTCAACCACTGCTGCGTGTGCGGCATCCCCATGCACGTTCACACCGTCGAGTTGTCAATCCGCATGGACATCGACTGCAAGGACTGCCGCGATCCGCTGCCCTTCGAGGCGGAGCGGGCGGGGCGGTTGGAAAGGAATGGGCAATGACCAGCAACGCTGATGAGAAAGGAACAGTGATGGCAGAGACGACGAGTAAGGCAACAACGTGCCCGGTCTGCGACACCACAGACCCCGGCTGGTCTTGGACTGACACCCACGGCATCGCACAGTGTTGCGGCTGTGGCCTGCCGTTCAAACTGTTCCACTACGACGAGAAGAACGTCCGCGTGGACCTTCCGCCTGAGTGCATTGTCACCGAGGCGTGGCTTCCCCTTCTGCGGCGGTTCCGCGAAGAGACAGGATGCATCATCCCCGGCGGGTGTTCTTTCCCCGGCGGTCAGGAGTTGGCGACCGAGGCCGACGCCCGCGCGTTCAACGCTTGGTGTGCGAAGAACGCCGACGAGATTGCTGCTCTCAACGGGGGAGCATCCTCGTGACCCCTCCCCGCCCCCGCCGCAACCCGATCGTCGGATTCGTGCTGGTGCTTGCCGCCTACACCGGCGTGTTCGCGCTCTGTCTCGCGTTTGCCGGGGCGATGAAGTGGGCGTTGGGGGGTGGGGCGTGACGCTGACACTGGTTCCGATCACGCTGTCGGACGCTCATGTTCTGTGTCGCAGACTGCACAGGCACCACAAGCCATCGACAGGTGGTCTATTCGCGGTGGCCGTCGCCGCCGCCGGAGCGGAAGAGCCTTGTGGAGTGGCTGTTGTTGGACGACCCGTAGCGAGGCATTTGCAGGACGGCTGGACCGCCGAAGTGACGAGGGTTGCCACGGACGGAACCCGCAACGCCTGTTCCATGCTCTATGGCGCGTGTTGGCGCGCCTGCAGGGCGTTGGGCTGGCGGCGGCTGGTCACCTACACGCTTGATACCGAGCCCGGCACCAGTCTACGGGCTGCCGGATGGACATTGGTAGGCGATGCTGGTGGCGGCAGTTGGTCGTGTGCGTCTCGGCCCCGCGTAGACCGGCACCCGTTGCAGCAAAAACTCAGATGGGAGGCGTCGGCATGACCACCCACGGCACACCACGCGACACGCTGTGGGCAACACTCGCCCGCAAGACCGACCCCGAGACGAGCAAGCAGGCCGCACGCGAGATTGCCCCCGCCCTGGGCGAACTCCACAAGCAGGTGGTTGACGCCCTGCGCGGCAACGGCGGCGTGACCGCGACGGAGCTTTCGCAGCGGATGGGCGTTGGTGACCCGCGCCGTTTCAACCGCCGTCTTCCCGAACTTGTGAGGAGCGGGGTTGTCGTGAAGGGGCAAGAGCGAGCGTGTCGTGTGACAGGCCGCAACGCCGCAACGTACTGGCTTACTGAGGAGGTTCGTGATGGGACAGAGTGAACTGCCGATGCCGACGCGAGGGCCTGTGCTCATTGAGCATGACCATTGGCTCGTGGACCCGGACCACGACGAGAGGTTCGGCGTAACCAGCGTGGCCGTCAATGCACTGGATACCGCCTACATCCCGTGCGACCAAACGGCAACGAAAGAGAGCGAAGCCAACGCCCACCTCATCGCCGCCGCCTTCAACGCCGCGACCGCCGCCGCCGACCTCGGCTTCGATCCGATCGCTGCGTTGGAGGCGTTGCCGGAGTTGTTGAAGGCGATTGAGGCCGCTGGCGTAGTTGTCGGCGACCTGACGCAGTGGTCGTGCCAAGACCCGCACAACGGTAGCGAGATGTTCGTTGTTCAGCAGCAACTCGGAACAGCCCTCGACGCCGCCCGCACCAGGGGGGTGACCAAGTGACCCGCCCAATCCACACCGACGTAGCCGAAACCACGCTCGGCATCACCGGCTCCGATGTCGTCGCCAATGTCAACGCTGACGCGCTGGCGGACAAGTTCTTCACGACTGTCTACTCCAATGGCGACATGGACCTGCTGGGAACTTCCGTCCACACATATCACACGAACGGAATCATACACGCAGACCTGATGCCGTTGCATGGCATGACGCTTCAGCAGTTCCGCATGTATCGCTCCCACGCCATCGAACTCCGCGACGCCCTGGATGTCCTGCTGCGGGCGACGAGCAAGGGGGTGGCGGAATGAGCCGCAGACGATTCTGCTGGCGGTGTGCCGTGACTGACGCGAAGGCGTTGGCGGTCGGCCTGACCATCGGACCCGTACTCGCGTGGCGTGCCGCTGGTGGGAGTTGCAAACTCGCCCGCCTCTACTGGCTCTGCTGGTACTGGCCGGGCTACGTCCACCCGCACCACTGGAGCATCGCGTGCGTGCATGGTGTTGAGCCGAGGGAGGTCGCCCAATGACCTACACCGACGCCGAACACCGCCGAGCCCTCGGCCACCTCCGATCCGACCTCCGCACGGTCGTGGTGCAGGAATGCCCCAAGTGCGGCGAGCCGATGGAGTACGCCGCCCCAACGTGGGAAGGGTCTGGCAGCAACGCCTACGGACTGAGCCGCGTGCGCGGCGGGTGGGCGTGTCCCGACACCGAGTGTGGCGGGTTCATTGAAGATGAAAGGACTGAGCGATGACGAACCGTGAACGGCCCAAGCGTAAGCCTGTGTTGGTGGAGTGGAAGGGTGCGGAGATTATGGAGTCGAGGATGAAGCCGGGGGCGAGGTACGCATTCAGCGGAGCCGCGATCGGCGTCACTGAGTTCATAGCCACCACGGAAGGGTGGAGTGTTCAGGTCCTCAGCGGATGCAAGCCGTGCTTTGTGCTGGTCAGGCAGGGAAGCGCGGCCGGGGGCCACCCCGTCACCATCCTCGACTGGCCTTCCCACTGCGGCCCTCGCCCTGACGCGAAGCCGACTTGGAAGCAGATTGTGGAGGGGGCACCGAGTCCGGAGGCGGCGGTGGTCTTTGTGAAGAACGGCTCCGAGGTCGTCGGGGCGCAGGTGTCGTACTTCCAGCCGCACAACTACACCCCGGATGCTGCCAACGGCACCTTCCTCGGCTACCTCGTCTGGGAGCCCACCGAATGACCGCCCTCGCCTACGCCGCCCTCGGCATGGCGTTCGCCATCGGCTGTTGCTGGTGGAGTGACAGGCCAGCGAGTGAGCGGAGCCGCGGATAGAGACTGACAGAAAGGAAAGGAATGAAGAGCTATGACGGACACACAACCCCCCAACCTGACGACCACAAGCGAGTCAACACCGGACGAGCCGGTCATCGTTGCGAAAGCGGCGGATGTGATGGCGAGCGTCAAGACCGCCATCCACCGGCTGACGAGCGGCAACGCGACGGCCGAGGACTTCCTGACCGTGCAGCACGCGGTGGCAGGCATGAAGGGCATCGTGCGTGAGTACGAAGCACGCGCCAAGGAAGCAAGCCTGGAGTTCCTGCAAGACCACGGCGAGGTCGTCAGCGGCACCGAGCGGTACTACATCGGGAACAAGAAGACCACCAAGTGCCGCGACACCGGCAAGGCGTTGGAAGCCCTGCTCACCGAGACCGGCGGCGACTTCGAGGCGGTGGTGGAGTTGATGGCGTCGGAGCCTTTCAAGCACGGCGCGTGCCGGGGCGTTCTCGGCGACGGATGGGAACAGCACTTCATCGTGGCCGAGGTCGAGGATGTGAAGACCGGCAAGGCGAAGAAGGAAATCAAGCGGATCGACAGTCGATTCCAGAAAGGACGGAAGTGATGGAGGCGGCACCACCCATTGAAATGAGCGAGTCGATCGACAAGCTCGCCTCGGCGATGGCCGACGCCCAAGGCAGGATCAAGGGGGCGAAGCGAGACTCGGCAAACCCCCACTTCGGGAGCCCGTTCGCAAGCCTCGAAAGCGTGTGGGACGCCTGCCGTGAACCGCTCACCGCCAACGGCCTGAGTGTGATTCAGTTCCCGTCGATGCGGGGTGAAGACCCCGTACTCGTGTCGGTTCTGGCGCACTCGTCCGGCCAGTGGATTCGCACCTACGCGCCGCTCACGCCGACCAAGCGTGACCCGCAGGCGATGGGATCGGCCATCACCTACATGCGTCGGTACGCGACGATGGCGATAGCGAGCCTGTGCCCCGTGGACGACGACGGAGAAGCAGCATTGGCCCCGCCTCGGGAGCAAGCCCGCAAGGAACCGACCCCTGCGTCAGAGAAGCGGGGACGGCTCACGAACGCCGTGCGGTCATGGTCCGGCGTGGGCGAGGAAGATCTTGTGTCGGCGATGGCGTCGGTCAAGAAGGCGTGCGGCATCAAGAACGAACAGGCGACCGACGGGGATGTCACCAAGATGTCCAAGTGGGTTGAGGAGCATGTGAAGAAGAAGACCCCATTTACGGAGGCCGTAGCGTGAGCAGTTACAACAAAGTGATTCTGATGGGCAACCTGACCCGCGACCCGGAGATTCGGCACACGCCGAGCAACACGGCCATCGTGAGCTTCGGCCTCGCGGTGAACGAGCGGTACAAGGACCGCGACGGCAACTGGCAGGAGCGGGCCAACTTCATCGACTGCACGATGTGGGGGCGGCGGGGTGAGGCGTTCGCCCAGCACCACGCCAAGGGCGCGTCGGCGTTCATCGAGGGTCGGCTGCGGTTCGAGCAGTGGGACGACAAGAACAGCGGGCAGAAGCGTTCCAAGCTGACCGTGGTTGCCGAGTCGTTCGAGTTCGTCGGCGGCAAGGGTGAGCAGCCCCAGGCGTCGGCGGGTGGTCGGAAGCCTGCCGGGCGTTCGGAGTACGACGACATCCCGCCGGACGACGACATCCCCTTCTGATCCTTTCGCCCCGTCGCCGCTCACGGGTGGCGGCGGGGTTTCTATCTCCTCCCCGGCCCGTTTGGAAACGGGCGGGCCGGGTTTATGAAACACGCAACATCAACAGACACCATTGGGGCGTTGGTACACATCGCTCTCCACCAGTTCGCTCCGGCCGAGGAAGGGCCGAAGCCTCACACATCCTGCCACTACTGCGAACACGCACGGTTGGCGGATGGATCGTCTCACCACCTGTTGTGCGCCAAGCCGTGCGCCAGCGTCAGGGGATCACACCACGGCATTGAAAGGGGTTGGTTCATGTATCCACTCAACTACGACCCGTGTTGGCGTACCACCGAGTGCGAACACTTCGAGCCGCGTGTCACGCAGTCAGTCACGCCGTCAGCCAAGCAGAGCAGTTAGCCCCACCACATGAAGCTCGAACCGCCTATCACGCGGGAATCTTCAAGGGCAGTCAGCCTCATCAGTCTTGCAGTTAGCCGTGCAGTAAGTCTAAAGGACAAGTTACGGCTCGAAGTCAACGAACAACCCGTCGGCCGCGAAACCGACCGGCGGGGTTTCTTCATTCGAGCGGCGAGCCGGTGAGTGAACGTGCGTAACCCCGGCCTTGACCCTCTCTCCTCCCCTCTCCCCGTGACCAAACGCACGGGGAGGGATTCACAGAACACGCGGCACGGCCGCAGAAAGGACGGAACATGGCAACGGTGTCACGCAAGAAGGTCGCACGCAAGAAGGCCACCAAGAAGAAGGCCACCCGCAAGAAGGCCACCAAGAAGAAGGCCACCCGCAAGAAGGCCGCGAGCAGGGCCACAGTGGGCATGGTCGTCAAGACCTACACAGCGAGCAGCCTCGCATTCCCCCCGGTCACTCGCATCACCCGCAGCGCGGATCGTTTCATGGGTGACTACGTGGAGCGGCTGAGTGGAAGCCTCATCTCTGCTGGCAACGGCCGGGTTGTGTACAAGGCCGACTGCGGAAGCGTGTACGAGTTCACTTCCGACACGAAGCAGGCCCAGCAGATGATCGACTTCCTCCAGACTTGTCTCTGATTCTCTGCGTCCCCCCCGGCTCGCGCCGGGGCGGGGCCTTTCCAACGCCGCCCGAACCACCTGCCGCGAAGGTAAGGAGTTCCCTCTTGGAAATAGGTGGGCGGCACCCACGCACGGCCGAGCGGCTGTGGTGGGGTTTCGGGGTGGTCCACCGCCCCTGCCCGTTTCTACCTCGGCGAGAGTCGAGGGCGGGCTTTGCAAGGAGGCAGCATGACCAGACGACGCCCATATGTATCCCTCCACCAGTCCGCAGAAGCCGGGCGGCCAGACGCCGAGAAGGTCAAGGCGGCGAAGGCGCGGCCGGAAGACTTCGCCATCGGTGACGCCGTGACCGTCGCACTCGCGGGGCACGCATCGAGGCCGACACTCAAGGCTAAGGCGGTGGTGCTGGACACGCGCGAGAACTGGCTGTGTCGGCAGGTGCGGGTGGAGATTGAAGGCGTGGAGCGGTGGGTGGTGGCGGATCGGGTGAAGCAAGGAGGCTGAGTAGTGGCGAGCTGGATCAAGATGAGAACGGACCTGTCAACCGACCCGGCGGTGGTTGTCATCGCCAGGGCTACCCGGCTCCAGACCTACGCCGTGGTCGGAAGGCTCCACACCCTCTGGTCGTGGGCGGACACCCACACCACGGACGGCAGGGTGGACGGAATCGACGCCGCGTGGGTGGACAAGTATCTGGAGCGGAAGGGATTCGCCGAGGCGATGGTGCAGGCCGGTTGGCTGACCATCGACGCCGGTGGAATCGTGTTCCCCAAGTACACAGAACACAATGGCGCGACCGCCAAGCGACGAGCGAAGGAGGCAAAGCGGAAGGGGGAATCGCGTTCCGGTCCGCATTCTGACCGCAAAGCGTCCGCATCGAATGCGGACAACTTGCGGAACAGAGAAGATAAGAGAAGAGAAGAAGAGGAAGAACCCCCAAAGCCCCCTTCGGAATCCGGCCCGGATGGTCCCGGCTTCCTCGCCTTCTGGCACGCCTACCCCGCCCGTGGCCGAACCCGCATGTCCGACTGCAAAGCGGCGTGGGGCGACGCGGTAGGCATCGCCGGTAGCGGGGCTCAGATCGTCTCTAAGGCCGAGGAGTATGCCAAGTCACCCCGGGGGTCGGGTAAGTACTGCCTCGCGGCTCACAGGTGGCTTACGGGGCGTTGCTGGGAAGACGCCCCGGAGGCGTGGCAGGACGCTGACGAGCCCGAGAGGACGGTTCGCCGCCGGGACTATGACGCCCTCGCGTCGGGGGGTGCCGCGTGATGCACCGCGCCGACTTCATGAAACTTCTGGACGAGTTGTGGCCCAAGAACCAGCTGCCCGACGCGGTGATTCGTGCGCTCGGCGAGAGGGTGGAACGACTCCCGCTCGACGACGCCCAGGTGCGGGCCAACCTGACCGAGTATCGCATCCACTGCCCGAAGTACGAGGTGACCACCCCGAGCGCCGGGACGATCGAGAAGCGGCTGCGGGTGCTGGCCTACCCCCCAGAGACGGCCAAGCCGTCCGGCGGGTCCAGCGAGATGCGGGACCGCGAGCCCCCGCCCGGCGGGTTCGTGACCGGCTCCGACTTCCGCGAGTGGGCGAAGGCCAATGGCATCCCCGTCCACATCGGCAAGGGGGTGGGGAAGTGAGACGCAAGACCACCATGCAAGACGTTATCTCGGCCGTGACCCTCGTGACCGGCGTGGACTTCGGCGAGATGGTGAGCCGGGCACGCCTCCCCAGGATCGTCCACGCCCGCGAGATGGTGGTGCTGGTCTGTATGCGGCGGCTGTCGGTGTCATTCCCCGACATCGCCGAGGCGATGGGGCGTGGCCGTGGGGCGCACTCGTCGGCATACGAGCGGTACCGCAAGGCCATTGCGCGGGACAGTCGGAACGAGCGGTGCAACGACTACGCCCGTCAGGTTGACCGGGTGAATGACATTCTGAGCGAGGCGGAGTATGTGGCCGGTGTCGCTTCTGAACGCGACCGCAAACCGCCCCGCCGCCTGTCTCTCGAACTCGCCGCGAGCGCGGCAGAAAGGACGCCCAATGAGTGAGCTGAGCAAGATCGTGGAGGAGTTGCGGGAGTTGCTGGATAAGCACGGATATAACACCACTGGCTGGTTTGTCGAGACGCGGGACGTAAACGGCAACGGGAATCCAGTCAGCACACTGGATGAGGGGTACTGCGAGATTCGTCGCGGCACCGGCCCGGATGACAAGTACGCCGAGATCGTATCGGCAGAGTTCGACGCCGAAGACGGCACCGGGCTTGCCGAGTTTGTCTGCGCCCTCGTCACCCACGCCCCCACCCTCCTCGCCGCCGCTGCGGAGGGGGAGAGGTTGAGGGAAGAAGTTTCGCCGTGGCGGGAACCGACGCCGGAAGCCCCGCCCGAGTTCAAGAAGCTGCCGATGCACGCATCTGGAGGTGCGGAATGCTGGCACGGTCATGGGGTGGCGGTGACAGCCCTGTATTGCGTCCGCACACGAGGCTTCGATCGGTTCGAGGTGTACCGGAGCGGGAGGCAACTGCACCCGGTTGGCGATGCCGTCAACTTCATTGGGTGGGACGCTGTTGTGAAAGCAGCCCTCACAGAAAGCGAGGCCGAGGATGATTGAGCAAGCCATATTGAACGAGCAGTATTCCGCCGCGTGCGAACTGAGGCGGCCGTTCAACACAGTCAAGCCGCTGTCAATCCGTATCGACGGCAACAAGTGGTGCGTCCTGTACGGAGACAACTTGCAGGACGGCGTGGCCGGGT